ATAATCTTTTCAACATAATCTTCGACCATATCACTTAATAGTTCACCTAGTTTATCAACTGTAGCCAATGATATCACCTAACTTAATACTTGTTCTTTTTAAATAAAGTTCAATGAACTGACCAGCTGCATAAGTTCTTTCCACTTTATAAATGACACTTCCAATATCTACATACTTTGAATGGTCATAAATGAAACTTTGAACCTTAACTGCGATATCGATTCTGATATCTGAACGTTTACTTTCATAATATTCTCTAGAAGTAATCGAAAAGTTAATACCAATCACTTCTTTTTTCGAGACAAACTGATAGCTCATCACACCCATGGTGTTTGGAACCATCTCCAAGGTTAGTAAGTGCATTCTTATATTGGGGGAATTAGGATACATTTGTCGCGCTTCCTTTTGTTAATGCGAGTTGACCTACCAGCATATCAAATGACTTCGGTAGTTCTTTTGCGCTTCCATCGTTTTTGAAGCCGTAAAATGTCTTCACATAGATAATAATGACTGTACTAACCATTGGATTTGATTCATCATTTATATAAGAAGGATCAATCCCACAGCTCACTAAGTAATGCTTACAGCTATTGATGTGTGTATTTAACTCATCATCAGCATAAGTCTCTACTTGGGGGATAAGTAGTGCCTTTTTTACAATATCTAATATGGCCATGAAATCAATCCTTTCTTAACGAGATTATCCTGCAGGTACAGCTTTCTTCTTAATACGCAAGAAGCCGTTATATCCAACGACGTTACCACCAGTAAAAACTGATGCCTTATAACTGATGATACCGTCTTTAAATTTGTAATCTGTTGACTTACCAATTTCTACTGGTGAGAAAACTGGTACTTCATAGTTTTTAAGTGCACCATAAGCTATACCATATTCACCTACTGCAGTATTACTATCAGAGATAGCCTTACAGTGCGAATTAATGATATATGGGATTCCATCAATCGAACTTTACGACCTTCTTGGGTCTTAAGTCCTGCAAAAGCTCTTAAGTCATTCTTATTCAAGATAAGAACTGCGCCACCTTCGATTTCTTCATCGCCACCATAAGCGAATACAATGTCATCAAGTGTTGAATCCGTAATGGCTTCAATTTCAAGTGCTGCTTTATCTGCAAGTGCTACAGCTGCTTCACTGAATATTCCTGTGAAAGTATTGGTTGTCCCTGCACCACGTAAGATTTGTTCACTGATTTTCTTTTTCAGTGAAATATTGATGTTACGTAAGACTTCTGCTTGATAAGGAATTGAAGGTAGTTTTTCTAACTCTTCAGTAATTTCTGTATAAGCAGTAATCTTTACTTTTGAAATGGTTAAGTAACCAAATGCTGGTTCTGTTTCAGAATAAGCTGCCCCTTCTGCTGTGGTTCCAGCGATACCGTTTGCTTTCACAAATGATTTCTTATAGGTTTCACCACCATTAAGATTAATTACATTCACACGATCAACTAAACTTGACACTTGAGCAAATGGAACTGGTGCAAGGTTAGTTGATGTGTGATCAGGGAGTAAAATCTCTGAACTTGATACTTGAATGACTCTGCTTTCTTTTAAGCTTTGTCCACGTGTTTCTAGCTTTTCTTTATCCACCATTTGACGGTTATCAACTTGAATTGGTTTGAATTCTGTTTTTGATGCAATCAACATCTTTTTATCAATCGATGTTCTTTCCTCTTGAAGGCTTGTTGTTTCAGTTTCTAATGCTTCTAGTTTTTCTAGATCGGACTCTGTGTCTACTAAGCTTCTGATTTCTTTTAAGCGTGATTCAATTTCTTTTCTTCTTAATTCTAAATTCATGATTTAATCTCTCCTTAGATTTGAGTTTTAATTTTGATGCGTTTTTTCATTAAATCTGATTTTTCTTTTTGCTCTGCTAACTCCATAGTCTTCAGTTCCAACTCCATGGACTCTAAAGAACGAGCATATATACTAGTTGCATCATATGCAGGAGTATCCACAACCGACACATCATACAAACGTTCTATCTTTGTAATGGTTCTTTTAGGAATATCACCTTCACGGTTCCATACTTGTTCATCAACGGTAAAAGCAAAACTCATTTTATCCAAAAGACCACTTCTAACCATTTTATAGATATCCTGGTTATGACTAGTATCCAAGAGTTCTGCACGTACTTTTAAACCAATATGATCCACGGATAATTCAAGTGATTTATTCTTTGTTCTTGCAATAATTAAAAAGGAGTCCATATGATTGTATTTCATAGGAACATCCTTCATTTTAGTTTCTTGTAAAGCAGTAGGTGATATTTCTTCTAAAAATCCATAAGTTTCATCACCAATTAAAGTTTCATTGTTAAAGACTAAAGCATAGCCTTCTAAAATCATCTTTCCTTCATTTTCATGAAGCGTTACATCTGCAAGTCTCGTTTCTTTAATCATGTGTTCTAACCTCAACTTTCTTTACTTGTTTTGGTTTTGTCTCTTGTTCATAATCAAACTCAAGTTCTGCATCTTTGTACGCGAATGTTTCTAATTTTTCTTTCTTACAAAAATCAGTAATCGTTTTTGTTTTTTCTTTTTGAGTTTCTAAGATACTTTTTAATGCTTCATTTGAGATTTTGCCGTTAATCGTTACTTTCATGATCTTCTTCCTCTTTCTTTCCAACTTGATATAAGTTTGCTTTATCTGCATCAACAAAGTTTAATGATTGAAGTCGTTTGTGTCCACCTTCGATAGGTTCTAATCCGAGCAGTGCTCTTGATTCGTTAAGTGACATAATCCCTAAACTCATGAGTTTTTCTATAGCTGTGACTTTTGTGTTCCAGGAAGCATATTGTAATCTCTCACTAAAGAAGACAATCTCTTCACCGCGTTCTAATTGGTTATTAGTTAGTAAACCTATAGAAAAAGCCTCGCTAAGTTGAATAGCTAAAGGCTCAATGGTTGACTCGTAAAACGAGTTGTATTCATCTTCTGTGTACTTATTCGTAAAGATTGGTACTGATACTCCAAAGTAATCTAATATCTTTGACTGCAAGAATTCTAGTGTATCCTTGTCTATGAGTTTTGGGTCTACATCTAAAGGGATATATTCACTCTTTAAATCAATCGGTATAATCGAACTACCTTTATTATTCACAGAGTCAGAGAGTGCACTATCAAAGAGTTCTCTTTGTTTTTTCTTATCGACTTCTGATAACATCCCATTCATCTTAACGATCCCTTTAATCTGCATAGATGATTTAATCGCATTATCTATACCCTGAAGCAAACTATCATTAATAGATATGGTTTTAAGAATCGCTTCATGATCACCACTTGATCCATTGCCACCAAAGATATCGTTTTGGCCATAATGTTTTCTTAAGTGGATGATATTCTCATACGGTAATGTATATGAATCACCATTTTCAAATAAGAACTTTATATAATAATGATCTTGTTGATCGATGACCATTTCAACTGTTATTGGTTTAAGTGGATAAAGGCCAATAAGATGTCCATTATATTTATCAAAACGTGGATAAATAAAAGCATTATCATTTAATAATAAGGTTGATATAACCTTATAGATAAAATCATAAGGTGTCATGATTTCGTTTGGCTTATGTTTCAAAAGAAAAGACAGTTTTCCGCTTTTCTCGGATACTGTCTTATCGTTTTCTGTTTTGATATATCTTGGTTTCAGTTTTGCACATTGACTGGCTACTCGATCGATACAAATCTTAACCACATCACTTTTTGAAATGTTAGATCCAAATGGTGTATAAAATGTGTTAGTATTATTGATGATTTGTAAGGCATCGATTGATCCAGTTTTACTTTTTCTTTTAAATATTGGCATTTATTTTCCTCTAGAATTATCTATTATTTCGGTTATAAACTTTTTCTCTGTAAAATGAGACTTATTAAACTGAACAACTTTTTTTGTAAATAACTTGTAATATAAATACTTGAGATAATACCCTAGCATATTTACAAATGTATGTCCGATATATTTCACGCGGAAATATAGTTGTGCAAAATAAGATATTACAATAGCGATTTCGAGATAACCCATTGTTGATAAGTCAATCTTTTTATTTAATATCCAAACTATCCCTTGATACAATACTAATGCAAAAAATGTTAAATCAATTGTATTATATAAAATATTTGTATCACCTATCTTATGAACAGTTGCACTTGGTTCAATTGCAAAGTTAGGATTACCAATATCTCCATTATTCTTGTACTCCAAAATTGTTGATATCCCATACTTCTCTACTTTATCATTTGATTCAGTTATTACATGAATATAATAGCGTCTTATTAATCCGCCATCGATCATATCAGATAAATTATCATCTAATTTTATATATAACTCTTTAGGTTTACTATAATATACTGAATATTTTGAATTTAAATGATTGTTATCCGTGGATGAAAGATATTGTATTCGCTCACTTCTCAAATAAGGTACTTTAATGTACTGATCATCCGAACACGTTATTTTTAAATATTTATTATGTATTCGGGATCTTACTTGATGAGCTTTTGGCATATCTTCCTCCAAAAATGATTCCACCAATTTGATAGATCGCCACTTGTATAAGGTCGAAATAAACCATAAGTTCTTTGTTTCTTCTTTTGTCATCTCAACAAATTCTGCTTTTAACAATCAAATCACCTCTCACTTAATTACTATTTAATCCAAATTTTCTAGTTAGGAGTATTTCTTTCCAATGTGTTTCTCGTTCAAATATATAGATATCGCTTGTATTTAAATTACTAATTTCTAAAACAGAGTATTGAAAATTCATTTTATAGTCATTACCATTGACCTCTAAAAGATCTCTTAAATCTTTATTGCCTCCATGACCGTTCTTTGCATACTCTGACCATCTTTGCCATATTGCCGATTCTCCATATGCACTACCAACATACAATTTACCAGTAAGAGTATCAGCGATTAGATAGATGCCTTTTGCTTTTGAAAGTGCATTTTTCCAAGTTGGTATATCTTGGTTGATAATGCTGTTTAGAATTTCATAGCTAACTTTAATTTTGTCAAATCCAGGAAAGTCCTCAATTGATAATTTATTCGCATCAATTTTATGTACTACCATATCGGCTGGTTTATTTTCACTGGTTGGCACTAACTCTAACCTTGGATAGGATGCCCTAAAGTCTTTTTTGTAAGAGAAAAACAACCTACCTATTAGGTCGCTTTGAATATCAAGTAGATGTGTCTGATATGTGTAAAGATTTGAACTTGTATCGAATGTCGGATCACCTAGAACTTCAAAAATACCTGCAAACATCCATATATCTCTATCGTAATTAACAAGTGAAATGATGTACTTACGATTAAAGTTGGGCTTGGTTTGATATTCCTGATATTCTTTG